GGCTATTGCAATCGTGGAGCCGCCCGCTCCCGCCGCTCCTGAACCCGCACCGGAGATCGTTGAGACCGCACCCGCCCCGGTCGCACCCGTTCCCGCGCCGGAGCCTGAGCTTGAAACCGTCGAAGGGACGCTAGCATCCGCTGGGATTACCTACGAGCAGCTGGTAAAGCTGGTCATAGACCTGAAGTGGTGGGAAAACCCCGAAGCCTATCCCACGGTGGCAGACCTGCCTCCGGATATCTGCAACTGGATCATCCGGAATAAGCGCGGTATCGGCCGTGCAGTGGTGAAGGCGGGAATGAACGCGTGAAGGTAAACCCAGCTTGGCGCACCGCAGAATACCGATTCGATCCACCTATGAAACTTATCCACCCCATCGACGTAAACACCTACCGCAGTCACCCGGCGATCAACATCTCAAGCCTCAAGGCGTTCAGTCGGTCACCAGCGCACGCTCTGGTCGGCTTTGAGGAAGAACGGGAGACCTCGGAGGCTATGAATATCGGTAGTCTCTTAGATCACAAAGTCCTCGGGACGCCGTACCTCTGGACCACGTCCCCCTACGACGACTTCAGAACCAAGGAAGCACGCGCCTGGAGAGAGGACCAGGAGTACCGCCGGGTCACCGTGTTTAAGCAGGACGCGATCGAGACTGTCGAGCGCATGGTTAAGTCCGTCCGTGAACACCCGGTCGCCGGCCGCCTGCTGGCCGAGCCGGGTAAGGCCCAGGTCGGGATGTTCGGTGAGTTCGAGGGCTGCGACCGCAAGGGCCTGATCGACTGGTTGCCCAACACGACCCCGGTAATCGTCGATCTCAAGAAAACGAGGGATGCTAGCAAGGCTGGGTTCCGCCGGCAGATCGGCCAGCTGCGCTACGACGTGCAGGCGGCGTACTACCGGGACCTTTTCCGAGATATCACTGGCGAGACCCGCGCATGGCAGTGGATCTGCGTCGAAGACCAGGCGCCCTACGCGGTCGCTGTTTACCAGATGGACACCGAATCCTTGGACAAGGGATCAGCCACATGGCAGTCGTGGATTCGCCAGTGGATGGTGTGTGAGGACACCGACAGCTGGCCGGGTTACAACGGCGACTCCATTCAAATCATTCAATCCCCCGGCTGGATTCTCAAAGATGAAACTCTCCCGTGAAGCTATTGAACGCCTGATGGGTCCACAGCCCACGATCACCAAAACCGTTAAAGTCGAGAAAACTAAGGAAGGTTGGAGCCCGATGACCGAGAAAGAGAAGGCGGCCATCGAGCGGTTCGTAAAAGACAACCCCACGTTTTCATACAAAGAGCTATCCAAGAAGTTCGGCCGCGCTCCGAGCGTGATCTGTGGTCTGTGTAAAAAAGCTGGATTGAAGATTCAAAAGAAACGCCCATGAACTCACTCATTCAAAACGCAGTGGCCCGTGGATGGATTAGCTTCCCTCACCCAGCTGCGGTGACGGCACATCCAGACGTGGTCAAGGCACGCCTCAACTCGCCGAACTACAATGCCCAACGCGCCTGGAAACTGTGGAACGAAGGCCAGAGCTTGGCCTACGTGGCGAAGGCTATCGGCGTAAAGAAGCGGTGCGTGATGGCAATTATTGAAGAGGGGAAATCGAAAGCGAAGGAATCGAAATGAGTGATACAATCATCCTTGATAGCAAAAAGTGTAACGCAGAGTTACTCACAATCCACTCCGATGGACGCATCACTGTAGCCGAGCATCTTAAACCTACGGAGACAGCAGCCGAGGTGCTACGGATCATGCGAAAAACATGGATGGCCGACGCACAGGCCACCAAGATCCGCGAGCTTCAATCCGATGTGAACGAGCTGAGGGAGCTTGTCGAGTACCTGCAAGATAGGATCAAGCTGATGAAGAGTACTGGTGACGAACTGCTTGAGTGGCTGAAGGACGGTACTATTTCTGACTCAAACTATCGGTTGCTGGCCAATGCATGGCAGCGAGCAAAGGAGAACAAGCGATGAACTTGCACCTTCAGGAAATCGAATCGCTTTCAAACTCTTTGAGAGAACGCGAAAAGCACGTCACCGAACTCGAAAACCGTCTCCGCGCTCTGTGGGACAAGCTAGAATGGGAGAGGAAGTTCTACGATGAGCGCATCCGAGAACTCGAAATAGCTGGCAACGCAATGTACGCATTCATCAATCCTCCATCTCCGAGCATGAGGACCATCCGAATGGACAACCTGTTGCAGGGATGGGACGACGCTAAGATTGGGAAGGAGGCCAAGCCGTGAGCGATCATATTCCTGACGTCACGAAAATGATCGGTGAGACACCGAGGATGGACGTGGCGCTTCGTAAGGCACAGGAAGATTGCACTGAATCATATCTATTAACTGAAGGTCTGAAACTCGAACGCGAACTCAACGCCCTGACTAAGGAGCGCGACATCGAAAGCGAACGTGCGACGCATTATCGCGACAAGTGGCAATCCGCAGAAGCCCGCATTAAGCGGCTGGAGGAGGCGGGCGATGGTCTATGTTGCGGAGGTGTTAACATGAGCTGGAACGATAGAGTTGATAACTGGCGCAAAGCCAAGGAGGCCAAGCCGTGACAAATCAAAACAGCAAAAGCCTTTTCGATCAATTGGTCGAAGCTCAAAAGCGAATCATTGAGCTGGAAAACGAAGTGAACATGAAGCACACGCATCATGTTGTTGTAAAACTTAAGAACGAACTGAACCAAGCAAACGACAGAATCAAAACGCTCACGGCAGCAGGAGACATCATGGAGCCGTACGCTACTGAACAATCCGCTAAACTGTGGGCAAAAGCAAAGGAGACGAAATGACAAAACAAGAAGTGCTGAACGCTGCAAACGTGATGATTGCATACGCAAACGGAAAGAAGGTCGGAACTCGACCTACAAGATCAATGGAACCGTTGTTGGAAATTCTGTACGTCCCAACATGGAATTGGGAACAGAAGGAATACTTCGTGATTCCTGACGATTGTTCCAAAGAACTGGAAAACGATGATCAATCCAAAGCGCACAAACTTACAGAAGAAGAACAACGAATCCTTTTCCTAGCGGAGTCTCCCGATTGCAACCATCCACGCGAACTCCGCGCAATCGCCTTTCAGGTGCGAAAACTGGAGGATCGGATCAAGCAACTCGAATCCGAGAACGACGCTCTCCGCGCCGATCTGCTGCTGTGGAACGAGAAGGAGGTGAAGCCGTGAGTAGCATTTCACTTTTAGAACAATGTATGTACGGACTTGTGGCCGGTTGTTTTCTGTCCTTAGCCATCCTGTGGGGCGATCAACTTGGCAAGAGCAGCATGCGCGAAGAAGCTGTTAGGAAGGGCCACGCTGAGTGGGTTGTCGATTGCGCGAATAAAAATCAGTTCAAATGGAAGGAGTGCAAATGAGCCAAATCAACGACGCATTCGGAAGACCGCTGTTTGAGGCGATGCGCGGAACACCACCGCCAAGCTGGGAGCAGACCTGTCTGAAGCTTTCGGAAGAGAAGCGCGAGCTTCAATCCGATGTGAACGAGCTGAAGGAGCTGGTCGAGTACCTGCAAGATCGGATCAAGCTGATGAATAGTACTGGTGACGAGCTGCTTGAGTGGCTGAAGGACGGTACCATTTCCGACTCAAACTATCGGCTGCTGGCCAATGCATGGCAGCGAGCAAAGGAGAACAAGCGATGAACCCTCAATACGAAGCGCACGCACGCTTATGCAAATCCATCGGAGACATGGCGAAGGAGAACGAGGCTCTCAAGCAGCGCATTAAGCGGCTGGAGGAAGCGGGGGATGAAGCAATCTACCCCTTTGAATATGCGGCCAGAGTGAGAATTTGGACAGAAGCCAAGGAGGCCAAGCCGTGAGAAGCTCAACCAGATTGTTGATCAACGCGATGCGTGTATTGGATTCACAAATCCAATCCGACGATGGCGTGGCCAACGCTGTCATTGCTGAAGCCGCCCAGCGACTGGAGGAGCAGCAAGAGCGCATCAAGCAATGGCATAACGCTCTTACACCGCTCATGCCGAGCGATTTCAAATGCTGGCATCAGAACACTCCAAACGAATGGCCTGAAGTGGCTGCATGGGTCATCACATCGCAGCGTGAACGCATCGCCCAACTAGAGCAGGAGAACGACTCCATGCGAGCGGATCTGCTGTTGTGGAATGAGAAGGAGGTTAAGCCGTGAGTACTATTAGGATAGCCGCATTTATCAACGAACCGTGGCGAGACGTTGGATTGGACTCAATGAAACGAGGGCTTGAAATCTGCAAGCGCAACGGGATTGAGAAACCGGAAGCCAACATGGTAATCATTATTGGATTGTGCGACATCATCAACGAATTGAAAGCCAAGGAGCCAAACCCATGACCCAAATCAGCCCTGATACAGTGGCTTTCATTTACCTTCACGCATGGAACGGCATCGTTCGCGTGGAAAGTCTTGATACAGCCAAGCACGTCGATCAAAGCCCAGAGTGGAAACACGTCGCAACAATCAACCCTCACGTTGTGCTTGAGAGCATTCTCAGGGCGACGATTAAAGAGCGGAATCAGATCATCAAACACCTACTGACATGAAACACCTGCACGAACTGCCGCCAGACCATCGTCTGCGGAACACTGCCATCCAAGACATCGATGTCCGTATCCGCTGCCGTCACACCGGGACGACAAGAAACCCTCGCCTTTGGAAGATCAAGGGCGACACCTACAACCGCCTTGGCGACAACTGGAAGATCAACTTCGACTTCATCCTGCAACCAACCCCATAACCGACACCGTTTACACCTCCGAATAGCTATGAGTACCCACATCAAAATCGAAAACCAAACCGAAGTCCCTGTTCTTGTTGCTCTTTTCGAGCAGCCTAAATGCAACGACCATCCGACACGCTCGGCTGTCCTCAAACCCGGCGAGAGCTGCGACTGGGGCAGTGGCTCCGTACCGCTTGGCAATTACCAATGCTACGCCGTGATGAGCGGTGATGCGTCATCCCATGACGAGTGGGTCTGGCATTTTCCCGGCATCGCAGAGGTTGTCGCACCGCTGGAGCTAGGCTTCAAGTTATGGCATGCAGGCGACATCGACTGGGCCAACGTCAAGGCTATGTCGAGCGACGATTTGAACGCTACGTTTGGATCTGCCTACACCTCGGCCAAGTCATCTACAAAATCATGGAACGGAATGTCCTCCTGCATTTTCCACATTCGCGGCGGTCCTAGTTGGGTCGAGGAAACGGAACAAGTGGGCATCTTTAGGCCGAAGACCATCGCCTACAATGGTGTTCAATCGACTCCGATGAAGAGCGAGTGATTATGAAGAAACCAGCCAAATACACAGTTATCACCATTGACTCGGCGCTCCATGAAGAGGTTCGCAAACATTGCGACGAGAATGGTTTGAAGATCGGATTTTTCGCCAATCAAGCGTTAAGGAAGTTGCTGAACAAGAAGTGCGCCACGACGCAATCGAGCGCGCTTTCTACCGACAGTACAACGAACGAATGACGGCGAATCGCACCGTGTGGTGCGGACAAAACCCTTCGCTCGCTATGAAGCAGTGGGCGGAGGGGCAAATTTCCTAAAATTATGAATCTAAGAGAATACCAACAAAAAGCAGTAGAGTGGGCCAAAAATAGCTATGGGCTGATCGTCGCACCGGCAGGCAGTGGCAAGACATGGATTGCTGCATCGATCATCAAGCATTACCACGAATTTTATCCTGACATGTCGTTTGGATGGATGGCCCCAACACGCGAGACATGTCAGCAAGCGCGCACTTCACTCCGTGTTGCCGGTGTGCCTGATGAGATTGTCGAAGTTCGCTGTCCGCATGAGTCGGTAGACTTCAGTAAGAAGAACCTCCTCATCGTGGACGAAGCGAAGCACAGCCCTGCCGCTGGATGGCGTCGCATTATCGAATCCTGTAACGGGCTGCGTTATGGCTTTGACGCCACTCCTTGGGGCGACGATCCAGACCGGAACACGGTGACGCGAACGCTCTTCCACAACCGCACCTACGAGATAAACCGCAACGACATTGGCGATTCATTGGCCGACGCTTACCTCGAAATCAGCGATGCCACAGACCTCAACATCCAGCAGAAGATCGACGACAACATCGACCGGCTCTTCAACACTCGCGTCAAGTACATGCGGATCAGGGAGGATGAACTCAAACGGATGTGCGCTTGGGAATCGATTGTTGATATCGGCATCTGCCAGAACCGCGAGCGCAACAAATACGCCATCAACTACGCGGTCGAACACCTCGACATGCAGACCCTCATCCTCATTCCGCGCATCACGCTGGGCGAGGATTACGAACACCAGATTCCGAATTCTCGGCTCGTTCACTCCAAGATCGGCAAGAAGGACCGGCGCGCTTACATGGAGGAATTCAAGGCTGGCAACCTGCGAACCATGATCGCCACCTCGCTGGCCGACGAAGGATTGGATCTGCCCAACGTCGAACTGCTCATCATGGTCAGCGGCGGTCGGTCGTCGCAGAAGACCATCCAGCGAGCGAGTCGGGCATTGCGGAAAACAGAAACCAAGAACTGCGCGACAATCGTAGATTTCTCTGACAAATTCCACCCCATCGGAGCATTCCACGCTAAGAAGCGCATGACCTGCTACCGTGAACTAGGTTGTATTTTCCAATGAGTGTATCCACGCCAGCAAACGAAACATCCACGCCCACCGAGAACGTAGTCTATCTGATCGGCGAACTGCGCGGCATCAGTCGGCAGACAGAAACCAAAACCGGCTCGCTCATGGTGCGCCGCGTTATATCCATCGCTCGTCACTGGACTGACAACGAAGGGCGCTTCCACGAAGATTTCGATGAGTTCGAGCTGTCCTCATGGGGACAAGTTGCAGAGAAGATCATCGAGATTCAGAACGGCGCTCTAGTGCGCGTAAAAGGCCGCGTGAAGGTCGAGAAGTGGAGCGAGGGCGGAGACACGAAATCAGCGGTTCGAATCGCTGCCGAGCAGGTGACTATCCTCTGTTACTGAAAATAATATTGAGCGAATGAAATCAAACCAAACAATCGTTGCGGTCGATCCGGGTGTGGGCGGCGGATTCGCGGTCAGCACTGCGGACGGAATACTCCTGTTTCCAATGCCTGAGTCGCTGCCAGACACGGCGCAATTACTGGCAGGATTCAAGGTGGCCGACTCGCATCTGTGGGTCGAGAAAGTGCCAAAATTCGTGAGTAAACTCACATCGTCGGCCAGCATGGCGACGCTCCATGAGAACTACGGGATTGTGCAGGGGCTAGGCTACGCGCAAGGCTACGCACTCCACCGTGTTGAGCCGAAAATCTGGCAAGAACCACTTGGACTCGGAGGACGTAAATCATGCGAAACCGGACCAGAATGGAAGCGAAAGCTAAAAAGCAAAGCTCAGGAACTGTATCCGAATTTGGACGTCACGCTTCGAAACTGCGACGCCCTTTTGATCCTCCACTACGCGATGGGCGGTGGCCGGTGATACACAAAGCCAATCGTCCGCCATCGCCCGAGGAGTTGAAGCAATTGCTCATCATGGCGTTCGGAATGGGGATGGTCGTCGCCAGCGCCTACTTCCTTCTCTTCGTCATCAAATGAGCGAGAATATCAAACCCATGTCCGAAGAAACGGACGTGGAGACATTGCGAGCGGCCATCGCGGAATACCAATGGTTGGCCAGCATACTTTTCAAATCTCTCGGGTGCGGATGCAACGGAACTCAAGACCTTTGCTGGAACTGCACCCAAGCCGAGCGACACTACAAACACACAATCGAGACATACAAATGATCAGCGCAAACAAAATGCCCATTATGCGGATAGCAGAAGCAGATGAATCACCCGAAAAGATTCACTTCGCTTACATCGACCAGAAGTACAAGGAGTGGCTGATCCGACGCGGATTCGTCAACGAACTTGGTCAGGAACCCGGGATGAGAAAAGCAGGCGGATGGCGCGGAAAGACGGTTAAAAAAGGTTAATTTATGGAAACTCAAATCACTAGAGAACAGTTATTGAAGGAAGCGCCAGCACTCATCGACCATGCGATTCTTCGAGGTTGGATGACTAAGCCCAAGCCAAAGGCGCAAATTGTTGACGGCGTTTGGCATGCGGCTGGTACAGGACATCTCGATAACGCCTCAGAAGATGAAATTCAAAAACTCAGGAAACAGTACGGTGCAGGTTGAAGTCATTTCCGACGACGTAGAGATACGAATCGGGGAAATGAAATGGGTGGGGATAGCCTACACCCGTGACGGAAAACCCAAGGTGTACGTTCGAACGAAGGCCGAATTCAAGGCCAAGTTCACCCCGGTCATTGAACAAGCACCCTAAACTCTACATCGCAGCACAAGAGCAGCTCTTTGCGAAGTTTCAGTCTCGCTCCATACCAATCCAACACTGGAGCAAGTACCTGATGACTCCCAAAGAGCTGTCTCTCCTTTTCGCAAAATTCGAAGAATCAAAGTCGGTTCTCCAGCAAATCGCCTCGAATGATCTGGGCGAAAGCGGGGACATAGCGCGTAAACAACTTGGAATCCAATGAATCAATCAAAGATCGACCGTGCCAGAGCATGGCTCAGAAACACGCCGGGAGCCGTCACAGGTCAAAATGGGCATGGAAGCACCTTCGCCGTCGCAACCGCGCTCATACACGGTTTTGAGCTTAATGCGGGGGATGCTGATACGCTCCTCAATGAGTACAACGCGAAATGCCTCCCGCCGTGGAAACCACATGAATTGGCCCACAAGCTCGATCAAGCGTCCAAGGTTTCGCACGACAAGCCGCGTGGATGGCTTTTATCCGCTCAATCAGGCATTGGTCAGGGCGGCAATCCAATCTCGCCCACCGGCAAGTTCGTTGTTCGCACGATCCAAACGATGCCGGAACCTCCGTCGCCGTTTACCACAATCGACTTCCTGAAAGCCTGCTTCGAGTCGGACGAAGTTGTCTGCATCTGTAACGACATCATTTTTGACGAAGAGGGTCGAGGTAGGCCAGCCTCCAAAGGTACGTTCCTTAAGCGCGACGAATGGATTAAGAACCATTTCACGCCGCCCATCAGCGCCATGTGGAATGGTAGCGATAGCAAGGGTGCATACGTCCGCATCAATCCATGCTTCGACGAGAGCGGATCAGACTCTGGCGTGGCGAACTTCCGCCATGTCTTAGTCGAGATGGACGAGAAGACGAAGGACGAGCAATGGACAGCGTTGAAGGAGTCGAAGCTCCCGCTATCGGTCGTCATAGATTCCGGCGGCAAGAGTCTGCACGGCTGGGTGCGCGTTGAAGCGGCCAATAGAGAGGAATGGAACGAGCGCCGCGATGTCGTCTATCGCTACCTCGAAAGCATCGGCATCGATCCGAAGAACAAGAACGCGAGCCGGTTCAGCCGGTTAGCCGGTGTAATGCGCGATGGTAAGGAACAGAAGCTCTTGGCTGTCAATGTGGGCGCAGTGAACTGGGAAGCGTTCAAGGACGACATGGACGCGCAGGACATGCCGATGGAGTTCTCGATAGATGCCATCATCGAGTACGACCCACAGAATGATCCTGACAATTTGATCGGAGATAGGTGGGTTCGGCGCGGATCATCCCTTCTCTTTGTGGGGCAAAGTGGATGCGGCAAAAGCTCGATGGCCGCGTATCAAGGTCTGAAGTGGGCGTCCGGCGAAGCTTGGTTCGGCGTCAAGCCCGTCCGTGCGCTAAAAGTAGCTTACATTCAGGCGGAAAACGATATCGCCGATCAGCATGATGCGCTCAAGGGCGCTGCTCAGATGACCTTCGGCAAGGAGAACTGGGAGCGAGGTCTTCGGAGTGCGAACATGTTATTCTTCCGCGAAACAGTGAGAACGGGTTCCGACTTCGCGACGATGCTCCGCCGCCTTGTTCGCAAGACTAAGGTCGATGTGGTTTATATCGATCCACTGCTCTCCTACATGGGCGGTAATCCATCGGATATCGAGGTCTGCGCGAACTTTACGCGGCACTTGCTCCAGCCGATTATGATGGAGACAGGCGTAGTCCTGATTCTCGTCCATCACTTTCCAAAGCCCAAAGGTCGAGACGACAAGCCGGAGAGCGTGGCAGAGATGGCCTACTCAGGATTCGGATCGTCGGATCTAACGAACTGGGCCAGAGAGGTGATTGTGATGAAGGAAGTTGGTTTCAATCAACCTCGACAATTTATGCTCGGAATGGCGAAGCGAGCGGATCGTTCTGGCATGACGGACAAGGAAGGAAAAGTCACCGGATCGATTATGATTCAGCGCGGTACGGGCGGCGACATCTCATGGAACTACGCAGATCCACAGAAGTTCGTCGTCGATAAGGAGTCGGCCAAGAAGCCGTACGTCAAAGGACGCTATCCTAAGCGTAGCTAGACTGGCGCTCAGCGCGGCGACGACCTTTCGCGGCGAGCGATTGGAACTTCGCCTTGCCGAGCTTCTTACGTCCAATGTAGGCCGCAAGAGCCGCAGGATCTTTGACTCCCTTCTTCTCAAGAGAGCCGATAAGCTTCTCGTAACGTCCGCCACCGCCAAGTTTCATCTTGTCCATAAATTCAAATAGGGTTTGAGGTTAGAACCGACAGAACAATCGCAATACCCCAAGCGGCGCAGCTCCAAAATTTAGGCGTCGTCTTGTCCTTCGCCTCCGCGCAGTTATGCCGCGCACGGAAGTTCTTACGACGCTCAGGATTCGACTTCTTGATCGTCATATCAGGATCGCCGAAGCGAACGATGACGACCTTGTTCGCCGGATTCTTAACGTAAACCGCGCTCTTCTTCCGCTCACCCGGCGTGTAGAAGGGCTTGTTCAGCGTCACCTTCTTGCCCTGATAGGTATTACCTTTCTTGGAGAGGGAGGTTTTCATTCAGGGCGCTCCTCTTTGTTGAGCTGAACCCTGTCTGACTCCATCTTCAAAATACGCGGCCACATGCGCTCAATCTTGTCTATCTGGCCTTTTGTAGCCGAATCCAAAGGTTTGGAAACAATGTCCAAGTATTCTGGGGTTTTAAGAATTCTGCCAACCGCAGCGTCAACAGCTTCTTTCATCCCTTCCTTAACCTTGCCGTATGCAGCATATCCTCCAAGTCCAACGCCAAGTCCAACTTCCCCGTAAAGCCTATACCCAAGTGCGCCGACAAGCGTTGGGGCAACAATCTTTGTGAAAATACTTGGCTTTCCAAGCCCTGACACTCGCTCCAACTGGTTTGCAACCGTGTTGATTCGATTAACTCCATCTTCCCCGAGCAATCTTTGAGTTGCTTCGTAATACTTGCCCGGAGCATCACTATTTCCAACAAGAGACGAAATCTTCTTAGTGTCGATCTTTGTGCCGTTAAAAGACTCAGAAACAATCCTTCCGATCAGCATGTTCTGCGCGTCGTTTATCAGGTCTGGGCGCTCTTTTCCAACGACCTCCATAAATCGACGGACACGATAATCGGATGAAATTTCAGCACCTTTTCCCGGTGCCAAGAAATCTATTAGATTTGACGGATTAAAACTCTCAAGCTGACCACCCGGTTGCATTGATTTTTTAACAACTCCGTAGAACCTGTCTTTTGCGGCACTCGTCACCTCGATAGCTCGTTCAAGAGCTTTGTAAAGCGGAAGACCACCCTCCGTTGAAAGCTCACGAACAACCTCATCCAACTTAAAAGAATCAAGAGCGTCACTTTTTGAGGCTCCAGCCTTGTTCACTTCCGCTCTAATTTTACCAAGAGACTTTATGATTTCATTTTCTCTCTCAGTAACATTCGAAGCCTTTAGTACGGCAATCTTAGATGTAACTTTGTCAAACTGAGAATTGACGGCATTAAGTTTTTCCTGTGCGCCTTTAATCCCTTCATCAACTTGTTTGGTCAGACCATTGATCTGCGATGACAAGTTTTTAGACTCGCCTTCAAGCACTGCCCTTTGATCAATTAGCGAGCCGTACTTTGATGCAACATCATTGATTTCAGAAAGGTCTGGAAACAAATCGTTGATGACTTCTTTTTGAATTCCAGTTGCAAACCCGCCTTTTCCTTTTGTGAGTCCTTTCAGAAAATCGTTTGGATTTTCACCTTTGATTTGCGTGTAAACAAATTCCCTAAGACTTGGCTCAATTTCTCCATACCTGTTTCCAAGCATGTTCTTTAGCAGTTTTAAATTCTGAGCGCCACTGGCACCGGCAACCGTGGAAACTATTCCCGGCATACCTCCAGCCTCTCCAGCCTCTCGAAGCACCTTGTCTGCGAAGAATCCTTTGAACCTAGAGATTCCTGTGCTGTAAAACTTGTTTTCAGCTTCGAGCAAGCCCTTAAGACCGGGGTCGTTCAACAATGCTTTGTCAAGCTGTCCGTTAATTTTATCGAGTTCTTCAAATACAGAATAGTCAGCTTTTTGAACCTGCTTATTGAAATCAATTTCCTTAAGGATTTCGCTTCTTTCTTTTCTTAATTGATTTGCAGTCTTTACAATCTTTTTTCCATCAGGTCCAATTTCAGTAGAAGTTATTTTGACCTTGTCTAGTCGAGGCTCTAGTTTTCCATAACCTTTATTGCTTTCATCTTTAAAAAGCTGAAGCTCTTCACGTCCAATTTCCTGAACACGTTGGCCAAGTTCTTCTTTTGATATTCCAGAGGCAGGACCGTATCCACGCACAGCTCCAGCTTGGATATCTTGAATCTGCTGGTTGATTACAGAAATCTCATCTTCTATCCGTTTTCTTTCAATTGATTCATCTGGAAGCAATTTCTTCTTAGCTTCAAGATCGTTGATCTGGTTGATCAAAGGCTGAGAGTCGGTTGCGTACCTTCCTTCAAAACCTCTAACAAGATCAGTCAACCTCTTGTTTCTGGAAGCATATTTCTGATCTATTATATTTGTTACATCTGTGACTAGCTTTTCAGATTTTGCAACAAACTGGTCAACAGCCTCTCCTGCAATTTTGTCCGCATTTTGAACGTAATTGCCAAGCTGAGTTTTAATTGAGTCGGATATTTCGGATCTGGACAAACCAGACGATGATCCTTGGCTAAACGAATCTGATACTATTTTCGCAATGTTGTTCCTGAACTCATCAGGTTTAAGCCCAGAGTTCGGGGAGTACAACGTTCTTGCAATGTCGTCTGCAAATTGGGATGACAATCCGCCAGCACCTCGACGTTCAAGTTCTTTTTGAATTTCAGTTCCACGATCCTTGATGAATTGCTGCGTAAACGGACGTTCAAACTCAGCGGCAATCAACCTTGGATTTACGCTCCTTGCGCGAACCACTGCTCCAATAGCTCCCGGAACCGTTTCGCCAGCCATGCTTAGAAATCCACCAAGTCCGGTGCGAAAAAGAATATCTTCGTAATTCGCACTTTCATCATCAAGAGATTCCAACCCAGCCTGAGCTGCGGATGTTAAAGTTCCTGACCCAACTCCAAGTGCAACCTGCTTCAACTTGCTGGCTTTTTGGCCAATGTTGAATCCGGGTACAGCGGCTGCTGCCATCTCGCCACCTTTGTATTCGTCAGGAGAAATCGTTTGAGAAACGCCTTGGCTTGCAAGCCCGATGCCGCCTTCCACCAAGGCTCCAGTAACAGGCCCAAGACCAGCGATGAACGGAGCAGCAACAAGCGATGGTACTGTTGCGGCATACAACGCTGAAGCCTTACGCATTCCGCGAGACTCAGCTTGTGCCATCGGAGTAAGCTGTCCAGACGGGGCAATTCGACCACCCAAATATTCTGGAGGCGCAATTTGACCTGAAGGCTCAGGCAATCGCCCCATTTCACCAACAAACCGCTCCAATCCTCCAACCTCTGCGGATCGTTTCACTGCTTCGCTCATGTCTGGAGGCAAAGCTCCAACTAAGCCCTGCTCCTCACGCCGACGCATTTCTGCGATGGTGGCTGGACCTTGCGACTGAGGTTGGCCACTAAGTTGCGAATCATACGCAACAAGTGCATCAATGTCCGCTTTTGTTGGAGGATTAGGATTATTCCATTGATACTCTTTTCCTGAAGGGGAAGTAAATGTTGGCATATATTATTTAACCCCCCATCCAGTAGGAAGGGCAATTTGATTTGTTTGAGACGATGAAAATCCAGCAGGAAGCGACGGAGCGGTTCCAGTCGAAGGAGCCGGAGCTGATTGCTGCTGCTGACCAAACGGTGTAAACGGCAGATTGTAGCGTTTGACAAGCTCGTCGGCGAATTTGACCTGTGTAGGCGGAATTCGATAAGTATCTTTAAGTGAGCGAATTGTTCCGTACAAATCTTCAGTCGCCATTACTGCAAAATTTCTAACATCGTTTGAAAAGTTGTTGCTTTTAATGTTTCCAAGAGCGGCCAGCAAACGCTGCATTTCTTGATTTGTTACAGCTTTTCCAGACTTTGCAAAAGCAACTGAGTTAAACTCATCTTGGAATCGCTGCAAAAGCGCGTAAGCGTCCTTTTCCTCTTTAGTATTTGCTCCTGAAAAACGTTTTTGTATGTCAGTCACCCTGCCGTCAATAATTCCTACATACTTCTGAATAGACTGAGGTCCATATTTATTTTCAAACTCATCAAGTTTTTTGACCAAATCGCTAGATTTTCTGGAAATGGTTTCGTCTGCGGTTAGTCGTTTTTCTGCATCTCCATCTGGAGTTTTCCATTTTCCAGTCAAAGCATTGTTTCTGATAAATGCATCAGTTTGCTCGTCCGGTTTTCCAAATGCAGATGTGTACTCAGAAATGGCTAGTTCAGCGTTCCTCTCTTGAGTTCTTTCAGTGGAGGTTTTTCCACGTTCTTTGGCTTTTGCCATTGCATCTCCAATTCGCTGTTCAAATGGGAGAGTTTTATCTGTTTGAGTAAACGCAGCCCTTACGTCTTGGCTGTAATCTTTCAGTTTTCTTGTTTCTAAAAGCTTTGGCATGTATTGATCAAAAACAACCTGATCAATAGACCCTTCTGGAGTTACAACCTTAACATTATACAGCTCTTGAATATCAGCCGCATCGCTTAGCTGTTTGTTTTCTATTGTCTGTAGAGATTTCTGAAGTCGTGCGCGAGGCGCGTAATTATTCAATTGCTGACTAATTTGGAACATTACGTTCTGATTTGCCTTAGACTGTACCGGAAGAAATTTTGGGAATTCAGCTTTTGGATTTCTAAAGAACTCATCACGCATTTGCAGATTTGTCTGCATGTTTCCGTAATCATTTGTGAGTTTTAACTGCTCATCTAAAGCCTGATTGTAGGCATTGAGCTGAATCTTGTTTTGAAGCTCAGCCTGCCCCTTGCGAATCTGCTGATCAGCTAACTGCATGTTGATCTGCTCCATCATCCGCTTCTGCGTCTGTGCGCGGTCGTAGAGCGATGCGCCTAGCTCAAATGCTTTAAGAGTTTCGTCGGCCATAAATCAAGGTCTGTAATTGGTTGCGCCGTATTCTGAAAACAAGTTTTGACTCTGATATGCAGGAGCCGCCGACGGCGTATTCATCCATGCGCTGTACGTCGATCCGGGAACCGACGCCGATGGAGTTGGCGCTGACAACGACTGCTGCATCTTCGCCCCGCCGTACATTCCGCCAGCCGTAGAAATTGCGCTACCAAACGCTGCCATCGTAGGATCGGGCATTGCAGCCACTTGAGCGGCCTGCAAATCGCGTCCGTACTGCTGCTGGTTCTGCTGCTGCATCGCTCCAATGCGTTGACCGGGAGTGATGAACATGCTGCTGATCGAGAACGGCTGCGCCATTCCGAACGTCCGCTGCTGCTGGATGAAGTTCTGCGCTTGAGCAAGACCCTGATTCTGGATCTGCATCGATGTCAGACCAAAGTCGCGAGCGGCCAAATTTCTACCAACACCCGAACCAGCGCCATACCCTCCGCTAAGCGCACGTCCAGCAGAAGATCGTTGAAGCTGAGAAGCAACATCTTGCGAAACCTCGCCACGCAAAGCTGATCCGATGTTCTTTCCAGCCTGCGAAATTAGTTGGTCGTAACCGGGAATCGCACGACGAAGCTGCGCCTCAAGCTGTGACTGCTCGGCAGCGGTCGTCTTGGTGGCCAATTCAGTCGCCGATTCCAACGATCCAATATTCTGCTGGATCGCCTGCTTCTGTTCTGCCGCAAAATCAATCGGCTTGAACGCCGGAACCTTTGGCTTGCTGCCTTTGCTCAGCAAACCACCAATAAGACTTGTTCCGCCAGCGATTGCTGCCGCACCTAGAATAGCTCCCATAAATTAAAAAACCTCCTTCACAAGACGGTTGCCGTTCTCAATCGAGAACACCTTTTCAGGTTCGTGACGTTGGATGTTCATGGTAATCAGACGTGCAGCTTTCTCCTCGGGAAAAGCTCGCTCGTTATGAAAGCAATGAATCCATATCCGACGCAAAGTATCCACCTTAAAAAGTTCTCCCTCTTCGATTGTCATCACGCTATGTGACGATGCCCATTTGTCGGCGTACTCGCGAAGCATCTGAACCGAAGGCAAATGAACCTCGTAACCAAATCGCTCGGTGCATTCTTTGGCAGACGATTCTGCGTCCTTCTTGACGTACACCTTGACCGAGTCATGCACGATAGCCTTCGGAAGATATCCGTAGGTCGAGCAATCGGCGACGTACTTGTAACGGTTCCGGTAATCTTCAATCGACTTTTTCCAGTTTGAGTCAGTCGCACCCTGCTCATGTAGGCCAATGCAATCACCCTCCAACGAGAAAAGGACCGACATGAATGCCGATCCAAATCGTGGCAACCCGCAGATTTGAAAGAGTTTACCGTTCATTTTTCATGCACAAAGATGTCCAAGCCGCTGTTCGAGCTAACACAAAGATGGCCGACTCTGAACCGTGAATCATTCCCAGTTCGTTGCAAATTACTGCGCTGTAAAGAGCCGCATTCGGATGAACGTCTTTTCCGACTTCTTTCATCCAGCCGTGAAGCTGTTTGATGCGGTCGTTCGCCTTCTTGAAGTCCACCTCAATAATCTCGCGCACCCGACTCCATGCTGGGTCGATGCTGTCCTTGAAGAACGAGTTCCCGAAACCGGGAATCTTCATGCCAGACAATATGGCCGACTTCAAAGATCGTTCGTCGAATTTCTCGTAAACGAATCGAGCAGGACCAATCGGACCATGAGCATCGCCAAGCGTAAGGATAGCGGAAGCAATTGCATTGGTTAGCTGTGCGCTACCAAAGAAAGCGTTTACCGCAGCGCCGGAACTGGCGTTCTGATTGTTCCGAGCCGCCATGTCGTGTGCGTCAAATACAGCCTGAAGCAACTCCAGTTTCTTTGGAGTCACTTCTTCCAGCGCAAAGTCGATGTTGAGTTTTAGAACCATTGGGAGAATCCACCGCCGTTTAGTCCGACACCGACCATACGGATCGTAGCAACTGCGTCGCCTAGGTACTGCATGGTCTGCTCTTGCACAGCCTGAACAGCCTTTGCTTCGTAGGCCACTGCTTCCTGAATCAAATCGTTCTCCTCCTTACGAATCGCCATGACCATCAGCTTGATGGCATCTGGAGAAGGCGGAATGAGGTAGTCATTGACGCTCGTCGCGTTGATATGGCGCATCTTCGCCATGACCGTCACCGGCTTATCCTCGTCGTTGTTGCAACGATCCGTCAGATAACTGCGACGGTACTGCGGCAAAGTTTCATCAGGGTCGTAAACTGCCAAATCAAGTTCCAGCAATGTCGTTGCATTGTACTCGTACAATCGGCTCGACGTGTTGGTTGCCTGACGAATGACTCCGGTTAACGATATGAACTTCTTGGTCGATTGAACGTACGGAAGAGCGAGGGTCAGCTTCTCGCCATCGATCCATACGCCACCAGACAGTGTGCGAATCCATTGCCCGTTCTGATCGACACCTTGCAGGGTGATGGTCTTGCCAACATCTGAAGCGTCACCGGGATAGACTCGAATGAAGCTATTCGTCTCGCCGGACATGTCGCGGTAAGAAACGACGGTGCCACGATCCACAAGTTGCTTGCCAACGCATGCGCCATTGCTCTCTCCGAGCAGTCCGTATCCGCTTTCCTGAAACTCGAACCATTGATTGCGAACCGTTCCTACGCCGCAGCAATCAGCGACGGACTCGATGGTTTCAATATGACGCGGCCAAGTGATGCACCCTCCGACCGTGTGGATAGTGAAGCGTCCGTACGCGCCCGCCCACAACCCCTTGTGCAGAAGCCGTCGGCACGCCTGATTGATGTAGTCGTAAACGCGAGGGTCATCGACGCAGACGCCGACTACACGGGCGATTGTCGAGCGAATGTCCTGAACGATTAGCTTCATTTGGTGTAATAGACTCGGATGGTTCGCTTGATGAAGTAAACGCCGTAGAACGGAGGAAGGTTGTTGTGGCCGACAGCGTTCTGGGTATCGTTTCCGGTCTTGTCGGCAGTGGTAGTTCCGATATCACCAGTAGTGATGTTTGGTCCGCTTCCGCCGCCACCGCTTCCAGCAGCACCTTGAAGGATCTGTGTAGGGTACGAACCGAGTCCACTCCAAGACTTGTTGACGAGGTAATAATCGTCGTTTGCCGGAGCAATCAACTGAGCGACACCGTGAGTGTGTTCGTTGAACGGAGTCTCTGGAACCGTCAGCGTGTGCTTGTCCTCGCCAACGATTGATGTCGATGTCGCCTTTCCCTGAACAACAACCGCGCCGCTCGCAACAAACGCTCCAACACCGACCGGGAAGCGAGCCTCAAACTCAGTGTCAACTTCCCACATCGGGCCAGTTCTGATTGTCGCCGTAGCCGTTCCATCGCCGCCGTCGTACGAGAGAAGATCGGTAGTCGTTCCTACAAAGATGCGACGCTCGTTTGCCGCCGTAACTGGGTTTTTACGAAGCCAGAATCCCTGATCGAAAATCCACCACTGCCCATCTTCATCAAGCCACGGATAAATCCGATTGTTGATCGCCGGAAACGTCGGTCCAAAATTGAAGAACGAGTTTCCAATCGTGCTGTTGAAAACGGCTTGCGTGCCTCCGATGATATCGTTGGCCAAGTTCTGG